GAACGCCAGCAGATCGTGCGCCATGTCCGCACCGACCATGGAGACCTCGTCGAGCACCAGGAGATCGGCATCGCGCAGGATCGACTGCTCGTTGATCAGGAACTTCGGCTGGTGGATGTCCTCAAGACGTAGCTCGAGCTGGGCGATCCGCGTCATCGCGAAACTTCGCTCGGCCGCGCCCATGCGCGGCAGGTCGCGCCGCAGCGCCGCCAGATCCTCGGTCGCGCGAGCGATCTCCTCCGGCGTCGCCTCGGAGACGCGGTAGATCAGGCTGTGAATGGTCTGGGCCGGCGTGCCCTTGCGCGTCATGACGAGCGCCGCCTTGCCGGTGAAGGCGGCGAAGAGCACGCCGCCAAGGCCGCCCGGGGTCATCGGATCCAGCCCCAGCGCCTCGATTGCCATGGCGGTGATTGTGGTCTTGCCGGTCCCGGCGTAGCCGAACAGTCGGAAGATCTGCTGCTCGTGCCGCTGAGTCTCGTACCAGTCGCGAATGGCGGCGATGGCGCGACCCTGCGTTTCGGAGAGGGTGATGGTCATGCGCGGTCCTCCCAGCAACGGGCGGCGAAGGGACAGAACCGGCAGAGGAAGAAATCCGGGCTGGTCGCGATGCGGGGCAGCAGATCGCCCGCGTCGGCGGCGCGCAGCACATCGACCGCCTTGTCCGACAGCGCCTGTGCGGCGGCGGGATCGAGCGGCACATGCTCGTGGTAGAGCTCGCAGGTGTCCTTGTTCAGCGCGGTGAAGAGTGCGGACCCGAGGCCCATGTAGGCCATGTAGATCTGCATCTGGCCGAAATAGACGGGTTTGGAGAGCTGCACGCCCTTCTTCGCGGTGTCGCACCAGGATGAGGCTTTCAGCGCCTTGTGTTCCCAGAGAACGGGCCAAACCAGGCCGATCTCCGGGCCACCGACGACCACGCCGTCCACATGGCCGCGGATGCGACCTCCTGCCGTCTCGAAACCGAACTGACCGCCATTCTGGGTCTGCGTGCGCAGATCGAACCCGGCCTGCCGGAGCCAGCGGATCGCCAGATCCTCGAAGACATGTCCGGCGGCGAAGATGCGCAGGGCGCGCCCCTCGAAATCCCTGCCAGGATCGGGCGGGGTGTGGATGACCTCGTAGACCAGCCGACGCGTGCAGGGCTCGCCGATGCGGCTCGCGCCCAGATAGTTGCGCGGGCGCTGCCCCTCGCGCTCAGTGACCAGTGCGGCGTCGATGCGGCTGTTGATCCGCGCGCCGAGGGGTTCGGGATCCGATACGTCGCGGCCATAGGCGAACCCCGATCCGTGATTGAAATCGACCAGCATGCGCACCCCCCTCAGAACGGCGCGACGTCAGTGTCGGACTGGCGCTGCATCGCGGCCTGAAAGCCGTCGACGCAGGCCTCGATCACACGGTCGATGTCTTCGGCCTGGCGGTCGAAGAAGGGCTCCATCAATCCCATCTCCGTCAGCGCCTCGGCCAGCATCCGGCGGGCCTCAACGATGGCGCGCGTTTCCATGTCGGTCTTGTCGATCATGCCGTGGTTCCTTTTGGTGTTGGCCGAGCCCGCCATCAGGCAAGCCATCGAGCAGAAGCGGTAATAAGGGTGTCGGTCCCAGCGCAGCCCGTGGCAGTAGCCGAAGCCCCGGGCTTCGCGGCCGCAGAGCGCGCAGGGCACGCGCCGGGCGAGCTCGGCGCGCGTCACCCCATGAGCAGCAGTTCGAGCGCGTTGCGCTCCTCCTTGTCCGGCGCGGCCGTCCGGCGCTCCGAGGCGAGCGCGATGAACCGGCTGATCGCGTTCGCTGCCACGCATTCCAGATCGCGCCGGGTCAGGCTGGCGATGGGGCGGTCGAGACGCCCGCGCGCCTCGAGCCAGCGCCCCATCGCCAAGGCCGTCTCCGTGGTGACATGCGCCTGCCATTCGTCCGCGGTCCTTGGCGCGGTCACGGGTTCAGCCAGGCCGGGCCGGTGCCGGGTTTCGCGGCTGGCGGGGTCTGGGTGGCCGGCTGGGCGGCCGCCGCCGGCGTACCCCAGGCTGGTGCTGCGGGCGCGGAGGCTGGCTGCGGCTGGCCCCACGCCGGGGTCGCGGGCTGCGCGGGCGCCGCCGCGGCGGGTCGGGGCTTGTTCGACGGCTGCGCGGGTACCGCCTCGCCCGCCATCACCTTCTGCCACGCGGGCACCGTGGGCAGTACGACATGGTCGAGCTTGTTGGCGTCCTTGTAGGCAGGGTTCCGGTTCGGCTCGATCTGGATCTTGGCCACAAAGCTGATCCCGTCGAGATCGGCGAGCCCGCGCAGCACGCGCTTGGCCTTGGCGGCCTCGCTCATGTCTTCGGGGTTCAGCCCCAGCGCACTGTCGATCATCGCGCGGAAGGTCGATTTTGAGATCTTCCAGCCGATCGACTGGCCCGCCTCATCCAGCTTGCCGCCCTGCACGGTGAAGTTCTGCCAAAACTTGCGCCGGGCGTGCGGCCCCTCGGCCACCGTGAACTCTGCGTCGACCATCAGCACGTCGCTGCCGGGCTGGTTCGAGGCCTTGAGCAGCCCCCGATCCACGTCGCTCATCCCGTCGGTGCCGCCCTTGCGCAGCGTCATCACCAGCTTGGCGAACGTGCCGTCGGGGATCAGGTCGCCGGACTGCTGCGGCTCCACGTCGTTCATGTCGAAGGTCATGTCGTCATCCTTTCCGGGGTTGGTTGATCTTGCTGAGCAGCGCGCCGAGATCGGGCGACTCGGTCATGTCGAGCCGACCGCTGCGGTCCTTGGCCGGTAGGCCGAACGGATTGCCCGACTGGCAGACGAGGCGCCGGGCACTGCCTTTGTCGGGGTCGTGCCGCCAGGTCGCCGTCGCATCGGGACTCGCGCCCGGCTCGGGGCTGAACAGGCTCAGCGTCAGCACCTGATCGACGATGCCGGGCAATTCCCGGGCAACCTTTCCGCCGTCCATCTGCGGCTGCCAGGTCACCCGGTTCATGTCGTCGACGACCTTCTCGAGGATGCCGACGAAGATGACGGTGCGGCCTGGCGCATGCTGAAGATGCTTCAGGAGCCCGATGACCTCGCGTGCCAAGAGACCGTAGATGCCGCGCGTATCGGGTTTGCCGGTCCGCTCGGACAGCGCTTCGGGCCGGGACTTGGCCCATGCCATGGCCTGGCGCGTCAGGTCGGTGATGCTGTCGACGAAGATGATGCGCTTGTTGTCGATCCTCTCGGCCAGCTCAGGATGCTGCGCCCGCAGATGCGCGTGGTGCGCCTCCGAGAAGTGCTCATCGGGCTGGGCGGCCGGATTCGCGCCGCCGATCAGGCAGGCGATGTCGACCGCATCGGAAAAGCGGCGGATCGGAATGCTGTCGCCCGGCCAGTCCTGGACGGACTTGAGGCCTGCCTCCAGGTCGATGCAGAGCGTCTCGGCAGGCGGCAGGGTCTTCAGCAGCGTGGTCTTGCCCGCACCGCTCGGCCCAAAGAGCGCCATGGTGGTTTTGCCCTGCGCCTCGCGGAGCCGGTCGTCGGCAGAAATGATGCGCAGGGTCATTGATCGTCCCCCTGCGGAACGATCTCGACCTTCAGCGTGCCGGGCCGGACGGTGCGCGCGGGCTCGAAACCGGCCCGGATCGCATCCGGCCAGGCGGCGTATTTGCGCTCGGGTACCTTGAAGGCAATGTCGACATACTGGGCGGGATCGTCCCCGGCCGCGCGGATGCGCTCGACCATGGCGGCAAGGCAGTCCTGATCCCAATCGACCCGCTTCGGCAGATCGGCAACCACGGTAAAATCGCCGTCAATGAGGCGGATGGTGCCGGTGTCCTTGCCTGCGGCCTGCCGTTCCTCGGCAGCGCGGGTGGCGTAGCGGACGGTCAGCGCGCCATCGAGACAGGCCTTCGCGGCCTTGTCGCGCTTGATGCGCACGTCGACGTCGCGCTGCAGGATGGCCAGCAGTTCGACGGGCAGCTGGGCGATGTCCTCCAGACCGAGGCCTGGCAGGTCGTCGACGGTGGGGGTGTTTGCGGGGAACGGCATGTAGGGGTCTCCGTGATGGGCAATGAGGGATTGGAATGCGGGCATCACGCGGCCTCCTGTTCGGCGAGCAGCAACTCGGACAGGGAGACAGCGGCGGCTTTGGGTTTGGGCCTGGCGACGGCGATGTAGGCGAACTGGTCGGGGCCAACGCGCTCCTGCACGAGATGCACAAGACCAAGCTCGGCGGCCCAGAAGGCCCGCGATCCAAGCCCGCGCAACGCGGCGCGTGCCGCGTCCGATAGCCCTGAAAACATCGGGAAGATGTCGAGGACCAGAAAGCCGCGATGGTATTCCAGCCGGTCGCCCGGAACGGCCTGCGCCACCCAGGCGCAGAATTCGATCTCGGCGAGCGGTCGGCGTGCGTGGACCGTGATGAAGGGGGTGGTGCCCATGAACATGATCTCCTCTTTTCCCCTCTACTCAGGCCGTCGCGAGACCGTCCCAGGAGGGACCGAGACCGTGGGCGGTGAGGACGTGGCGGAGATCGGCGAGGCGGCGGTAGAGCGCGGACCGGCTGCCGAAGCCCTCGGCCGCCAGCGCGGTGACGGGGCGATGCGCCAGCGCCGCGCAGAACCGGCGATCCTCGGCCGGGAGCCGCGCGAGGGCGGCCTGCAGGGTGTGATGGAGTTCGGTGACGGCCGCGGCACAGCGATGCTGGCCGTGCCAGGCAGCAAGCCCGTCGTCCTCGGTCAGCGTGTCGCCGACCGGCTCGCGGGCTCCGGCCAGCGGCACCTCGAGCGAGAGCAGCGACCCACCCTGTGCACGGCGCTGGCGGTGATGGCGCATCGCGATCCGCGAGGACTGGTTGCGCAGAACGATGTTGGCGAAAGCACCGATGCTGCCGCGCGAAGGGTCATAGGCGGGCAAGCGGCGCAGGAGATCGATCAGGAGGTCCTGACCCAGATCCTCCCGATCGCAGATCGGCAGATACAGTCGCCGCCGCAGTCGCCACGCCGCCGCATCGGCCTCGCGGGTGATGGTTTCAATGTCGTCGGGGGAGAGTTCGATCTGCATCGCTGCGCGCCTCGGTCATCGTTTCTGATGAGCCCAAGGTGCCGGATGCGGTCG